CCCGAATAGTTGTTCGCTTGTAAACTCTGCCACACTCCAGGATTGACATAGGACTCACTCTGCATATTGCCAAGCAATCCAGCAATTGCATTTAGCGACCATCCTCTTGCTGAGAGATATTTATACACTTCCAACGCATTTGCATTCATCTGCTCTTGTGATAGAGCGTAATTTCCGATGGTCCAAGCCATTAAAAGCCACCTTCTTTCGTATTTCCACCAACCAAAAATCCATTGACGTATTCGAGGTAAGTTCCGTCAGAAAAGACAGCTTTTCCGGTCTTGCCGGAATATCCTTTCCCGTCACGTTGCACCTCAAGAGATGCTCCACCGATGGTTGTTTTTCCCGAAGCCAGAAGCGATATATTGTCAAACCTTGCAGATAATTTATCTCCAATAGAGAGGAATTTTGTTCTAACAGCACCTTGCTCTGGATAGATCATAAGTCCAGTCAATCCGCCGATCGCACCAGCACGGATGACAACCTCGTAAGATTCGGTCTTGAATGTTAATTTTCCATTTGAAAGGGTAGCCGTCTGACTCCCATCCGTGTTAGCACAGACATATTTGCCTTTTGCGTACACACCATCCTTGTCTAATCGCACAATCTCATTTCCGTCAGCATTAAGCACTTTTGCAACTCCATTACCATTTCCAGCACCGCCTAATTCCAACGTTCCGCCTTTGATACGGTCAGCAAGCATTGTTCCGGCCACAATAAAATCTGCAAAGAATCCTTGACCTGTTCCGAATGTACTCCACTTCCAATCTCTTCCATCAGCCGTACGCTCTGATGCAATCTCAAATCCGAGCGTGCCTAAGCACATTGCTCCAAATGTTGGGGAGTCAGGATCCAAATCCTCAAACAATACCGCACGGACCGTCTGCTTTTTTGCAATGGATGACTGTGCTCTAAGCTGCGCCTTAACTCCATTGATCGTACCTTGCACTTGCTGTCCAATAAGACTACCATCTGAGCGGATAGCCTGTTCAACTCTATTCATGATGGACGATACGTTATTTAAAAAATTGTACTGGAATTCTCCCAGGGTGGCCGAAGTAAGCTTGTTCCTTACAGCATCCCATTCCAGTTCAATAACTCTTGCATCAGATACGATTCCGAGCTTAGAGTGTTTACAGTGGACGGTATCTCCAAGTGATACAACTTCCAACTCTTTCACGTCCTCGTACAGTTCCGTGTTCTGCAGAAGCTCCATGTCTGCTTTGATCGTAATCTTCGGCTTGTCGACACCTGCAGCATACTGTTCTTCACATTTCTTTTTGAGCGCTCCTTCGATCTGTTCCTGCGTATCGCAAATGATTGTTCCGTTTGTCTCATCGTCCTCTGAGGCATCTGCACGCATTTTCACATCCTCAAAAGACATGACTTTGTAATGCACTGTTGGATATTTTTCAATCAGTGGCGAATCTATCCAAGGTGCATCTCCGGCAATCATATATCCGTTGTATGACTTCGGAATGATTCTCGTAGCAACTTCCGTCATGTCGATCGTTTCGGAAAATCCGTCCTTGACGATATTCTTGCCGTAGAGGACTTGCACTCCATAATCACCACCGACATGATCATCTATCGTGATCTGATAGTTATTGTAGAGGATTTCGCCACCCCATCTATTGATAAATGAGTTCTCATCATTTCCATTGATGGCTTCAATCAGATTTTTTGTCTGATAATACGCTGTAGATAACTTTTTGATATCCGACTTTGCTGAATACATCTTGTTCGGAGCGGTCATGATGTCCAATGCATCTTGTCCATTCTTCTCGGTTGGTCTTACGTCCAATAAAAAGCAATCCTCTTTTGCATCCAAAAAGATAGGAGTAAGCTCTGCACTCACTCCTGAATCTCTTTTTTCTTTATTTTTAATACGGAACAACTGTTCGCCATTGAATGATGGCATCTTAACAACTGCATTGTCATTGATATATTTCCATCTGCCCTCATCATCAATCGGATGCTCTAATGTGGCTGTCCATTCGCCATTCAGTACCACATGAACAGAACATTCTTCCGGAAGAAGTGTCATATCTCCATTGTGATCATAATCTTTATTTTCGGCACTATAAATCTGAATCACTATAAACGCCTCCAATTCGGAATTACTTTCAGTTCAAATCCGTCCGTAATTTCGATTTTATTTCTCCCCTCAATCAAAATGAGGTTATCGTAATCACCAGTCACAGACGTATTACTAAGTGTTCCATCTTCTCTGTATGCAAGCTTCCGTCCTGTGTCAATGGTTAGGTTTTGCCCTATATTTGCCACCATTTTTCCATCATTGACGACAAGAGTGCATTCGCCCTCGCCAGTAATCTTATAGATTGGATAGGCAATCTCATAAGGATTGTCTACCACATCACTCGCAGGCATTTCTCCGAGTCCGCTTTCGAGATACCTAAGTCCATCTTTGGTTAGGAAAGTAGCTGTAAAATTACCAACTCTTTCCGTAGTACGCTTCCCATCGTCCACTTCAACTTTCAAAATCTTGTAGTAATGCTCCGGATCACAGCCAAACCGGAGCAATCCACCTCTTTTTGACAGCCATTTTTTTGCAAGTCCGAAACGTTCATCCCATCGGTCAGAATCTCCAATAAAGTTAAAATCCACTTTGATTTCTGTGGATTCATAACCTCCCTCCAACAGAATCAGCGTTCCGTCCATGCCAGGAATATCCACTGTCTTTTCTTTTCGGACAGCTGCCGGAATGTCAGGAATATTTTTCGCATAGATTCCTAAGCTTGATGCAAGAATTCCATTGTATTCTACGTCCGTCATACTCCGACAGCTCCTTTCTTCCATTTAACGCTAGAGGACAGCTTTTTGATGATGGCATCTACTAGTACATCAGCAAGCTTTTTGTCTCCGAGTGAAATGTTATTCTCAATGACAAATGTCAATTCCGACAAAGCTTCAGCAATCAACTGAGCAAGTACAGTATTATTGGACTGAATCTCATCACGGATATAAGTCTTTAGTAAGTCGATTGGAAGAACTGCCTCCGCTCCGGCTTCGCCACCGCCCATCATTCTGTCTCCGTTCATTCCGAAAATAGTTGGGCTGTTCAAGATACCGCCGTTTGCGTACCAGTCAACCGAAAACTTTGGAACTTTTGGTGGAACAAGCGACCATGATCCGCTTGCCTTGAAGTGTGGGAGCTTTATTTTCGGAAGTTTCCATTCAAAGTTGAAAAATCCCTTGATTTTATTAATTACACCTTTAATAAAATCTGCAATGCCGCCAAATAGTGCATTAACTCCATTTCTAAACCATTCACATTTATTATATAAAAGGATAATCAAACCAATTATCACGACAATTCCCATTGGTCCAAGCACGGTCCATAGATTTGAAATCAACGGAATCAATGTTTGTATTCCCATCGCAATATTCCCGATTCCCGAAAGAATTGGAGCTATTGCTGCCACTACCAATACACATCCGGCAATCAATCTCTGTCCTTCCGGGGAGAGCTGATTAAACTCTTCAATCAATCCTGCAATCAATTCCGTAATTTTGGTAATCAGCGGTGCAACTGTATCCGCAAGCTCAGCGGTTGCCTGTTGGAAATCTGCTGTTGCCTTATTTCCGTCTACCAAGTTCTTATTGTTTTCCTGCCATTTTTTTCCTGCATCTACGAGACCCTGATTCGCCATTTCCTGCATGACCAGGTTTACTCTCTCACTTTCGCTTCCACAAGCTGCAAGCTTTTCATTAAATGCGTCCTCCGAGGTTCCCGCCCAATTGAGCATATCCGCAAAAGTCCCAGTAACAGTACTTGTTTTCACAGTCTCATTGATTGATTCTGCAAGTCCATCAATAGGAATACTATCCCCGTAAGTTGCCCATGCACCAATCGTCCCCTCAATTATCGTACTTAATTCTTCTTGTGATAAGCCCAGCGCCTGAAGATTGGCCGTAGTTGTTGCAGCCGTCTGATCATCTGCAAGCACACCATATAAGGTCCTGTAACTTTCCGCTGTTTGTTCTGCTGTGTACCCTGCATTTTGGCTCGATACCTCAAGGGATCCCATAATTTTACGATATTCTGCTGTTGCAGGTACTGTAGCTGCCGTTGCTGCTACTATGCCTGCTGCCGCCGTTGATATTCCGCTAAACTTATCCCCTGTCTCTTTTGCTTTATTTCCAAAAGCCTGTACTTTTTCAGCATAACCTTCCGTTGCAGCTGCTCCGCTTTTCAGCTTTTTCTCAACATCTTCCAGTTTACTTTTGTAACCATTAAGTTTTGTAGTAGTTTCATTTATCTCATTCTTTTTGTCCTGAATTGCTTTTTCATCTTTATTTTCAGCAGATTCAAGAATATCCAATTGTTTTTTTAATGATTCAAGTATTCTTTCGTAATTCTCTGTTTGATTTAAAAGATACTTCTGTTCATCTTTATATTTTACAATCGACTTTGTATGATCGTCATATTTCGCTTTAAGAGCTTCGATTTCAATCTCATTTGCCTTAATTTTATCTGTAGACTCTGCAATTTCATCAGATAATTTCCTAATTTGTTCCTTACTTTCTGCTGCTCCGCTCTCAAGTTCTTCTGTTACTTCAGCAAGGCCTTTCTGATATTTTGTTAAACTAATCTGTGCACTTGTAAGCTGGTTCTGCTTCTTTCGGATTGCATCCTCATTTCTGTTTTCTGCAGATTCCATTTCTTCAAGCTCACGCTTCAGAATTTCCACTTTATCAGAATAAACGTCCGTCTGTTTTGCCAGATATTCCTGACGGTCTTTTAACTTTTCAACTGCAGTAGTGCTGTCATCCCATGCCGCTTTTGCAAGTTTAAACGAATTACTATTTTCCTGAACGGCTGTATTTACCTGCTGCATCGTCTTTTGAAAGTCTGTTGCACCATCTGCCTTAAATACTAATCCAACTCTCTTCAGTTCATCTGCCATATAACGTCCTCACCTCCCTCGCTTTCTTCTCACGGAATATCTCATATTGTTCGCAAAAAAAGACGGGACATGAGTGGAAGAACTCGTCCTCTGTCATTCCCATCTCTCTCGCATCAACCATATATTCAGCCCAATTTATCTCGAGCTGAATGCTTTCATCTGCGCTTTCGATTCCTCTTTTTTTTTAATTTTGTCAACTTCTTTCTGATAAGCCTCTACAACTTCAAGAAGTTCTGTCGGATCCGGTGGCACAAGCTGAAGTGCTTCATCAAATGTCACTTTTCTCCCATTGCTTCTTACCATTGCATAGATAAGCTTCGCTGCAAAATTCATCTTGTCGCTGTCTGTTGCTTTTCCGCTCTTTTCAAGTTTGTCTATTCTCCGTCCAAGCTTTGAACCACCTATCTGATCAAGATAAAAGATTGTTCCAAAATTCATTTTCGCTTCAATGGTTGTCCCGTCTGTAAGCTTTATAATTTTACCTGCATTCATGTGCCACTTATTCCTTTCACGCTCCTACTGCTGTTGTAAGGTCTGCATCCGTCAGAATCGGTTTTGCGAAGAACTTCTCTTCTGTAAGTCCTGCCGGTGCCGTGGACTCTGTGACCTTGCTCACGATGTTTCCTTCTGCATCAAACGGATATGCCCTGATCTTAATCGTGTCTGTCTGCTCACTTGCTTTTTCCTCAGATGTTGCAATATCATCGGAGTTCTCAACAAGCTTGCATTTTGGAAACCACTCATAACGAGATTTTCCGTTTTTCAGTTTTACAACCTTTCCATAAGCAAAGATTGGTCTTTCGCTCTTTCCGCCAGCGAGGATAAGTCCGCCTGTTCCTTTTGTCTCTCCGCGCATTTTGGATATTGTATCGTCCGGGAATGCAATCACAGATACCTCAATGTCGATACTGGACATCGGTGAATCTGAATCATAGATTTTTCCGGATGCATACACATCACTTGTCTCAGAGTTCTCAGTTACCTTTACGCTCTTAACGACTTCTGTCTTCTCAACATCAGCCTCGTAAGTGCCATCGTACTCTTTGCCCTCTGTTGCATCAGCAAAACACATATACTGTGCACCGACTGTCTGTTTCATAGCCGGTTTTTTTGTATTAATAGGCATTAGTTAACCTCCTAACCGAAGATGCCCTCTGTCATCTTCTTGTAGTATTTTTCCTTGTTTCTTTCAAAGAGTGGCTTCAAGTGTGCCCTTGCTGCCATCTTCCTGGTTCCATGCTCAAGCATTGGACCGTAATACTTGCCCCATCCAACCTTAATTCCGCTGTCAGTTCTTTCCAGTGCGAATGTACTCACGATATGCGTGTACCCCGCTTTGGTGATCTGACTTCGTGGTTTTGGGAGTCTCAGAAGGTCATTCACAAACTCCTTTGCCCCCTCTTCCACTGCGTCAAGTGCTTTGTCCGGGCTTACGTTCTCGGAATACTGTTTCAACAGTTCCTCGAAGTCTTCAAACCCTCCACTGTCAAAGGTTATCCCGCTGCTCATCCAATCACTCCATCAGTTGTAATTGAGAAGTAAGAATGCCATACACGGTCTTCTGTCACGTATTCGTGAGCAATGGTCGGATGGTAGCCAAGCTCATTCAGACGGTTTTTCAATGCAATCAGTTTCGGATTGCGTGGCTTTCTAGCATAAAAACTAATCTGCCATGTAATCTCATTCTCATAATCGTCACCGGATGCCATTGTGTCTTCCCACAGCATTTCCCAGTAGTCGATGCGAGGAAAAACTTTTTCATTTTTGATACTGCTGACTCCCTCATTAACCGGACAGCCGGTGTCATGTAAGAGCTTACTCAATTCTTTTTGTGTCATGCGATCACCTCACGATCATGCGCTGGTGTTTTTAAAGTCAGTTCCGACTCTCTAAATCCATCTTTCGTAGTGATGTGCGCCACATTGTAGATCTCGTGTTGTTCTCCGCCAATAATACAGACACATTTACTGTTAATCTGCTTATACTGTGGAATAGCGAGTTTTAGCGTCACTTCGATGCTGTCAGCGGATAGCTTTGCTCTGGTGGTGTCATATACCGCAAGCTCACGATACCAAAAGCGCATTCCGGTATCACGGAGCTTTTCTTCCGGATAATCTTCCGACTCATCATTTTCGATGCGATACAGTTCAAATACTCCGTCAGTGTATTCAGGCAGTGCCATTTACGTCCACCTCCGTCTCCATCTGCCAAGTCAGGATCACACTTGCATAATTCTCAAAAAACTCACTTACTCGATGGTGATAAGAATAATACATATAATTCTTCATTAGCATTCGATACGTCAAATCTTTGGTGATGCTGCAGCCAGGATTCAATCTCCCGACTGCATGTTCACCTTCTTTTGCAAGATTTCTCAGCTGTCTGTCATCGCAGTATGGAGGAATCTGGAACTCTTCTCTCATCTCATCAACAAGAATGGATAGTTCATTTTCGTTCATACTCTGCCCTCACTCTTACTAAACGGATGCAGTAGATGTCTGATGTACGTTAATCACATACTCTTCAAGTTTTGTGACGTCGAAGATAACTGCAACATTATCATCAACAGCTCGTCCATTCGCAAAGCAGTTCGCAATGATCAGATCCGCATTTTCCATCGCTTTTGTCTGATCATATTCTGTTACTCTCACACCCGTCGCGCCCATTGTGTAATATCCATCAATGGTAAATGCTGCTTTACCCTGCGGGCAGTTAGCATCCGGGATCTTTTCAATATCAATGAATGTTTTATTGACATATCCACCAGTAAGTGCTTCTCCAAACATGCACGGATCTACATATTCCGCTTCATCCGCCGGGTTACAAATCAGATACAGTTTGGTAACAACACGTTTTCCGTTATTTGTAAGGGTTTTTCTTACATTTGCAAGTCCTTTCGGGCTGAATTTGGTGATGTTATTTAAAACGGTCTTCGCTTTATTTGTTCCATCGCCATTTGTGGTTCCGATCTGACGGAAAATACCGATCGGCCCAGTCTTTCCATCTCCATCCAGATAACCTTTTACAAGACCATCCTGCATTGCTTCTGAAAGGATTGCCATAAAATACCGGTCTACAAATTCCATGGAAAGTTCACGGATGGCTTTCGGGATCACCAGATATGCGGACAGCATATGGAGTTCGATATTTAGTGCTGAAATAGTTCCTGATAATTCGCCCTTGATTTCATCTGTAAGATCTCCCCATACTGCTGCACCTGAATGTGATGCTACAATCCATTTCTTTACATTTGCCGGTGCCATGTTTACCAGTTTTAAAATTGGAGATGCTTTTCTTACATCATCGAGTGTGCGATCGATAATTTCTGTCGGGATGATATCAATCTGATTTGCTGTTACAGACTGCTTAATATCCTTGAATCCCTCATAAAATTTCTTTTCTTCCTGTGAGAGATTGCGGAGTCCAAGCTGTTTCTTAAATTCAGCGTCATGGCTCGCTCTTTCTGCCTCTGCCACCACCTGATTGATCAGATCTGCATGTGCTGCTTCCTCGATCATTTCGATCGACTGCATAATCGCATCCGCTTTCTGATCTGCCGGAGCGCTCTCTAACAGTTTCTTAACTTTTTCTTTTAATTCCTGTGATAAATTTTCAATCTTCATTTTATCTTTTCCTTTCTACTCAAAAAATGCACTCCATCCAGTGCTGCTATTTGCTGGTTCCTTCGGTTCTGACGGAACTTCTTTTTTCTGTAAAAGATTCACTACTCTTTCCGCAATGACCTCTGCGATTGCTTCATCATCCAACTGCATTGCAATTTCTACCGGCTTTACATTTTCCGGTTTTTTGAGAATGGCTCTGCGAATATTTGCAAATGCTGATTGTTTAATTCCGCCATCATCGGACTTTTCGGTTTTTGTAGCAAATCCATATTCTACAGCTTCCTGAGCTGTGATCCACGTTTCATTATCCATGAGATTTTTGATCTCATCTTCTGAAATCGTTGCTCTGCTTACATAAGCATTGACGGAAGCCTGTGTAATCTTATCAAGGTCTTCCGCTGCCTTTCTAAGCTCTGTAGCATTTCCATTCGCATATGTCCATGCATTATGAATCATGAGCAGTGATGCTTCATTGATGATTCTTTCGTCACCTGCCATAAAAACGACTGATGCTGCGGAACAAGCGAATCCATCACAGATTGTAGTGACTTTCATATCACTATTCTTGAGCGTATTGTAAATCGCCAATCCCTCTGCGACTTCACCGCCATAGCTGTTGATATGCACATTAATTTCCTTTGCATCTAAGGACTGTAGTTCGTTCACAATTCCGCTTGCTGACACGTCACTTTCTAACCACGGCCATGATGTGATGTCACCGAAGATGTAGAGGTCCGCCACATCATTCTTAGATTCCAAGGAATAATACTTTTTTGCGTCCATGTTCTCTTTCCTTTCTTTCGGATTTACTGTTTAACGGACAGCTCCGAGATAATTGGATCACCTCCTACTGATCGCGTTTTCTATGCTGCATTACCATTTCCCTCCTCTCCATAGTTCTTTGTCAGAGCTCTTGCCTGGCTGAATTCTGTATTCAAAAGCGGATAACCAACCATTTCACGAATTTCATCGTAATCAAATCCAATTCCTCGCAGCTTATCCAGGTTGGTTGCACTGTCTACCACGTCCACATGTTTGAAACGTGCCAGCCATACCATAACTTTTTCATTCTTTGTGCAATAATCATTTTCACCAACTATATAAGCCGTCAGTGTATCATTGATCACCTCCGCCACCGGACCAACGGCATAGGTTATGAATTCGTTCGTGGCATCTGATTTTTCTGTAATATTGCCATTAAATACCGCTTCCGGAATGTCAAAGGCGTTTGCCACCTCATTATTGATTTGCAATGCCATTTTTGCCAGTTCTTCTGCCTTAGTTGTTGTGTTGATCTGCAGCTGTTCAATCGCCACATTGTCCGTTTCTGTAAGCACAGCAAGCTCATTTGATTCCAACAGGCTCTTGATTTTTTTCACATATTGATCCTTTGTCATCTCTTTGTCTGTGCCATCTGCCTGTTTTTCTCTGAATGATAGCGTTGCTGTCCCAAGTTTTAATTTGAATCTCGGCATACTGGACATACGCATCATCGCATTAACAGCATCAAGCGTCCGATCATACTGATTAACCACATTTTGTAAATACAGTCGAATCCTCGCATTGTCATATTTCAGATGAATCACCTCTGATGAACGAAGTTTTTTATAGATTGAACAGTTATTTCCTGCACACGTAAGAGTTATATTGCTATACGTTCTCTCAGTCAGCACATTGTTGCTGATCTGCCATGCCGACGCCAGATAATATTTTCCTCCTATCGGAATAATCACTGCTTCTTGTTCTGTAAGCAGTTTTTTTACCACCTCTGTCCAGAATACAGTCCCGCATTCATGATCATTGGGCTGAATATTCAAACGATACTCCTGCTTATTTTTTTCTTCACTCTCTGTCTGAATCAGTATGTCAGACTTCGCGATTGCTTTCGCAATCATCATTACTGCCTTTTCAATCGCCAGCTTTGATAAATTCAATTTTTCCATATCCACTGCAATAATCTCAGCAAAAGACCGCATTTCTTTGTCTCGGTTCCAAAAAAAGTTAAACATGTTCTTCTCCTGTCAAATATATACAATCTGGACTTCCAGCTCATCTTTGCAGAACATTGCCACATCAAAAGCCATAAATCCATCATTTTTTCTTAACTTTGGCTCTATTTTTCCAAAGCTTTTGTTTCCAAATTTATCTTCGGATACACTCGTATTATTCGTATACCACCGCATGATTGCTGACTGTCCGAAGTTAATCATACCTTGACTGAACATAGATTGAATAAATGGAGCTATAATTCCAGTAGCCGAAGAAATTTTTCTAATCAATCTCACAATTCCGTGAGGATTCTTCTTGTCTTCAACGGAAATTCCTCTTTCCTCAAAGACCTGTTTAAATAAAGTGTACCGATATGTGTCCATTGCAATTTTCTTCACATCATAAATTCGCATTTGCTCCATGCACCAATCAACAATCAACTTCACGTCAATTACAGGACCGGGAACGATTTCAAAATCCTCAAATTCTGTTTGTCCGACATTCCGCAGTGGGAATTTTATGGAATCAATAAACGGTGAGTCAGCACAGATCCATGTATGTTGCCGCCAAATCCATTCACCATCATCCGTCTTTGTGAGAACTCCGGCAGATGCGAAGTCTCGCACATCCGCGTAGTCGATTCCAATCACCGCCAGTTGCCCTCTGGTATCTACAGTAATTTTGGGAATCTTCCGTTCCAACTCTTCCATTGTCTTGCCTTCATAGCAGGCTCGTAGGACATTCTGCCATGTTGTAACCGTTTCTTCCTCTTTTCGCGCCGGTTTGTTCATTCGTTTCGTAATGAATTCTGCACGCTTGGAAGGAATTTTCTTCATTTCCAAATAATCATGCATAATCTGATTTGCAAGAATCGGCATATATTCCATAGATGGATTCGCTTTATGCCATGCTTCCGGATCATCCACTTCTTTCATATCATCAATTTCACAGATGAACGGAAAATATCCGAGAGGATTCTCTCCGGTTTCCAAAATCTCAGCACATAATGCTGTAATTTCATCCAAAGGTCCGTCTCGCACGTAGCCATCTGTGGTAATAATAAATTCTCTGGAATGTTTTACTTTACCAAACGATGACTCAAATACATTGATCTGATCATAATTTTCATACGCATGAATTTCGTTAAGTACCAAACAGCCGGTTCTCTTCCCATCCTTTGTTTTTGCATTGGACGTATTATATTTCATATCTGATCCCGTGGCCAAGTTACTGATCAGTTCTTTTGTGACTGTAAATTTGCCTTTAAATTTCGGATTATCATGCAGCATGTCGTATGCTACCTTAAAAGTATCCTTAACCTGATCTTCTGAATTGGCCACAATTTCTACATGGTAATTCTTTACGCCGTACAACGGAGTTTGGAAGAAGTTCACAAGTGGTACAATAAATCCGTCTTTTCCATTTCCGCGTCCCTCTTTTATGAAAAACTTTGGAAATATTGGGATATCATCTTTATACATAAAGGCAAATGCATAAATAAATTTCTGAAACGGAAATAATTCATAATAATTTGTCTTGCAGTACTGCATGCAGTTTCTGAATGTTTCCTCATCAAAAAAAACATCGTTCCGCTTTAATGTCGGTTTTACGATGTTTTTTATCAGCAATTTTCTTTTTTTGTTTATCCATTTCGGATGTGCTTCGGCATATTTGAGATAATCATCAATTTCTTTACAGATAACCATCTGTCGGACTTTCTGGCTCTGGTACTGGCTCTTTCAGCTTCAAATCTGCCAATATCTTCAGCATCGTAGCCGTAGTCTTTTGCAAATTGACCACAGACTCGTTTGCTTTTTCCACTCTGACACCATTTCCATTGATAGTTTCATATCGAATTCCTTTACTTTTAATATCTGCAATCAGTTTCTTTTTCAGCGACCAATAATATACATAATCATCGATCAGATCCTTGTAGAATTCTGCGTTCATTCCGCGAAGCTCCAACTGTCTCACCAGTGACTCTTTCATCTGCTTCTGTGTCAGTGTTTTCTTCCTCTGAGTCAATTTGCTCACCTCTTTTCACTCAAATCATGCCTTTTTTTGCTGTTTTTATGCCCAAAATTACAGGCTTTTTACGCCTGTCTCTAAAAATTCTTTCTTATAGTAAATTTCCAAAAATACCACCCCTACCCTTTTCGCGCGAGATTTCAATTTTTCTCCAGAGTCATGGCTACATCCCCGTTCTTCATTCAGCAAAAATCGCAGAGAATTGACCGGGGGGTACTACCATCTCTCTTCGCTCGGAAGCTTCTTCTTTCTCGCGAACCTCTTCGGAGCTCTTCCATGTCGCAGGTTATGGCACTGCGTACATAGACTTACCAAGTTATCATCATCAAGTCCAAGTTCCGGATGTTCCTTTAGTTCCTGGATATGATGTACCTCTTCAGCTCTCCATATCTTTCTGTCTCTTCCGATCAGCTGTGTGCCAGATGCAGCTGCGTCTTTTATTCTCTTACGGCAATCCTGACACTCGTAATGATCTCGATCTAATATCTGCATTCTCTTATATTTCCATGCAGATGAGTTGTAAAATGTTTTTGCTTCTTTGTCTGTCATATTTTTATTTTGGCGGTTTCTGCATCTGTAATAAGGAGTTCAAAAAAGTAATAATCGCAACAAACAAATGTACTGACGTATGAATAAATTCTTTCCAGAGTAAACCGCCAAACCTCTTTCCAGAATTTACGGCAAAGAAAAAGGCAACAATCTTTCGACTGCTGCCCCGTTTCAATTCTTTACCTGCATATACTATATCACAGGTTGAGTGTCGCATTCTATCGCATATTTAAAATTTTTCAATGCATCTGAATGCTTTTTATGCACATACTGCCAGCAATACCCGGTTCTTGCACAGATTTCTTTCCATCTCATAAGATCTATGTAATGATAAGTCAGGATATCTTTCTCTGTCTCATCTTCTATCTGCTCAATTCTTTCCCTGATCTCAGTCCGGATCCTGACTCTTCTCTTCCTCTGCTCCACCAGTTTCCGTTCCTGTTCGTCCACTTCTGCTGCATAATCTGACAGATCAGAAAGGTTGCTGCTTTTTGGCAACCCATCTGCTGCCAGTGCTCCCGGAAGCATCCGATCCAGCTTTAAGCGTTCCAACTCTTCCTCGATCCGCTTCTCCTGGCGTAATGCTTTGCCGTACTGTTTCAGGTATTCCTTTTTCTTCTCATTCTCTTCTTTCACTGTTTCCATCGGTATACCCTCCCCGTCTTCCTGTCCCTTAATACTAAGATCTCGAATCCCAACAGGCTTGCTATATCCTTTAATGCTTTGTGTGCTTCCTTTACATGGTGTGGAATCCGGCTTGCATCCTGGATGGCTTTGCCTGCTGTCGGATCACGATATCCTTCCTGGTTTTTATACAATGTTTCATCATCTCCTACTCTATCATCGCCGGAATGAACAGCGCCCATAAGCACCACGCCGATCCCGTCCATTTCATTCCAATAATTACTGCAACTGTTGTAATTATCCATACAAGTATCTTTGTATATTTATCTTCCATTATCCTTTATACCTTTCCGGAAGCGGCATCCACGCCACAACCTTATATGGTTCTCCCTTTTCATCGAACCAGACACCAGTCTGGGAATAATATAGCGTTGTTGCCTTATCAGCTCCCTCGATCGTGACCAGAAACTCCGCTGCATATGCATGCCGGACATAAGCCTCAATAAATTCCCGTTGATCTGGGAGTCTTTCTGTTGTTGGAATCCATTTATTACTCATCTATTCCACCCACCTTTCACAATTGCTATCGCCTTTTCATAAGCATCCAGAACGCAACGATCGCAAAACTCATAAGCTGTTCCTTTACTTTCACCCAAAGATACGACGGCCTTTGACCGTTCCAGACTCAGTTGTTCCATCACTCTGTCTATGTCATATGCCGTTGGTGCGTGTTGCAGCATATTAACTACATCCAACTCCGAAAAAACAAACTCTCCCGGATGGCGTAAATGTCCCGGATCTATAAATTCTATCAGCGCATCTGCATCAATTAGTCTCATCAATCTCACTCCAATCAAATTTACAACCACATTCGCCACAATAGTTGTTTCTGCTCTCTGCATCTGACATTACCTGTTTGCCACACAATGGACATTCGTAGTCGATATCTCCGTTCAGTTCGTCTAAGATAATCGGCTCTACTGGGATCTGCTTTTCCAACGCAACGAGAGCCATTCGCACAGCTGCATCATGCTTTCTTGCACTGATAGCTGCTTTCGGAACTTCTGTATGTATGTCTTTCTCCAATATCTCCATAGCTTCTTTAATTTCCATCTTTTTCTCCTTTATCTCAACTGATTCTTTTGCATTTCTTCGAAGATTTTCTTGCAACCTTTCTGTTGATCGAGTTCTTTCAGATGCTCAACACGGTTATTCCATATCTCAATAGCTTCCTCTTTGGAATTCGCTCCGTGTACCGCATAGCAATCTTCCTCGGACGTATCTATTGTTGTTCCATGTATTCCATCGTAGTGGCAGTATCTCGGACAGCCAGCCGACCATCCGAAATAAAATCCGTCTACTACATCTCTTGAAAGATATGCTTTCGTTCCACATCTAGGACATGGTTTTAATTCGCTCATATCATTCTCCTTTATAAGGTTCCGGCAACGGCATCCAGGCAACAATTGTTTTTGCCGTGTGTTCATAGATTCCTTGAAAGATTCCATTTCCCCAATATCTCATCTCTGTTACTGTTCCGCTGTAAAAGCATACAATTACATCCGTATTATCCTCCGGCATCTTCTCACTGCATGGAATCCACTGTGTTTCTTTTAGTGCATGTATCCCCATTTCAATGGCTTCTACTGTTTCCTCAGTCCAGCCCCATTCAAGATGTTTCACTAATCTATCTATTGCTTGATTATTATTCACCTTCAAACTCCTCTTCTTTTGGGAATTGAAAAATAAAAGTTTCTGAAATTTGATCTCTTACTTTTTCCGCTTCTTCTAACGGTATTCTTGCAAGATCATTTGCTGCTACTGGAACCACGCGTTTGTTGAATATGTATTGTGTATACCGTTTTCTGCACATCTCCATAGCCTTAATTGCTTTCTCTTCGGTGGAATAGCTTGCAAAACTACCATATACGTTATCTAGCGTCCATACATATATTATTTTCCCTTTTCTTTCCAAATCTGCATTTTCGTAAGGAACATCAATTGCTCCGTCCTGACTAATTATCCTCATTTCCTTACCCCTTCCTGCGCCACGATTCCACGCCTTCCATTCCTTCTTTACTTGTCAACTGCTGCCACTCCCAGTTTATATAGCTCCTCACAATCCCTTTCTGATTCCTGACCTGCACATGGTGCGGATAGATTCCAAGGATCGTGACCTTTTCCGTAGCGAGTCTGGTTTTACCTCCCTTCTGGGAAATCCTGCGCCTTAACTGTACTTTGTCTCCAACTTTCATTTTTTTGTTCCTTTCCGTCTTACCTTGCGCATTTTCTTGCTTACCGGGTATATGAACGCCCGCATATTGCCGGGTTTAGTCGTCTTCCTCTTCATCTTTCTTTTCCTCCCGGTTCTCTAAAATGATTCCATTTGCACAGATACCGCCGTCTGCTTTGATCAGGATGTATTCTTCACCATCAATCACTCTGGTTGATATCAGATCCGTCCGATCAGCATTTACGGTCACATGCGCATCCGGAAGTCCGATTTCAAATCGCTTCGTATTTACGGTGTTCTCTGTGTCAATCTCGGCAATATTGCAGCCTTTGGCACTTTCTGCTGCCGCCTCCGGATCAATCCCAATGTTTTTCAAGACATTCTCTATCTCGCTTGCTTTCAGCCTTCTATCTTCTGAATCCGATTTAATATCCTTGATTCTTCCAAGTGAATGATACAGATCTTTCGCCTGTTCCAGGCTCACTTTTCCGTTCACTGCATTTAAGCTTTCCCTAAATGCTATTTTCTGTTCTTCCGGCGTAGACGGTAATTTACACCATAAGGTCTGTGTGATCAATCCTTTGTCCGGATCGTTCGGACGTTTGCTATAGTACCAGACGTGATCCAGATCACTGTGACGGTCTGTGAATGCTGGATATAAAAATCCCTGCGTCGGCATGCTTACCACCCAGTCCCTTGTCCGTTCCTGAACGTCTGCCAGCTCCGGTGCATAGGATAATCCTGCTGCCGATAATCCTACCGGACATAAGCAACCAATCATATACCGGTAAACCTCTTCGCTTTCATACAGATCAGTTCCATCTGTGGCAATCTTCGGGATATCATAGATTCCGCTGGCGATCAGGATTAAGGTGTATGTTTTGTTCGATACATCTATGGACTCTGCAATTTCTTCCAAGAAGATCTGACGCACTTCATCGTCCTTCAGCTCTGTATTTGCAATGGCATTTAAATATCTGGCTCTTTCTTTGTCCAGAAAATCCAACTGGAACATATTTTTTCCCGACTTTCCAGATAAGACCTTTCCGAAAATATCCAAATATTTGAACTGCTCTGTTTCCGGAATATTTAAAAATGTCTTGGTAAACTCCAACCGACAGTCCCTGTTATTGTCTACGATATAACCTGTTATCTTGGTGATGTTGCATAATTCTATCCTCATGTTTCTTTTAAGCTCAAACAGCTCTTTCTTCATGTCGCTCCTTTCTGGCTGCCGCACCGGGCAGCCATGCACTCTGCGAAATTGTGATATATTAACTTCCTGTGGTGCCTATAAATAATTCTTTCCGGCGTTTTTCATCCATTCTTCCCTTGTATGGGTTCTCTCGTAAACCTCCTGGGCTTTCGCCATCAGGATCCGTGCGTTCTTGGCATTGTTATGGACTGCTGCCGGTCCGTTTCGGTGATGTTCCAGGCAAAGATTTACTTTTAACCCTTCCGCCTCTGCAAATGCATGGGTGTTACCAAACAAAACATGATGCTCTTCCAGATATGGCTTGTATGTAAAATCTCCATCCAGTAACATGCACAGGTAGCACCGGCGGTCGCCTTTTGGCTGCATAATGCTTTTTTTGTGCTTCTTACGTTTCTTCTTGATTGATTTCGGAAACATCATATTCACCAGATAACACCTCCCCGTTTTGATCTACTTTTTCGTTTAAATACAGATACCATTCCTGTGAACTGTGTACTTTTTGGGTTGTCTCTGCAAGGTACAGAGCCGCATGATACAATGGAATTACCTGGATATATTCCCGACGGGTTAATTTGATTTTGGGAAATGTGGCCAGATATTCTTCTACGGTTATATTTTTCGGGCAGGCATCCGGTTTCCAGTCTTCTACACTTAACTGCTCCATCTTAGGACTCCTTTTTATATAGCTCATGGTTGCCGTAAACCAGATCTGCCTCTTCTCTTTCGTAACTCCATCCGTAGCGCATCAGAATTTTGAAACATTTCTGACATTCACGCCCTCGTTTCGCATCAAATCCACCGTCATAGTTTACTAAACTTCCTGTGCTATCCATCGTACCGTTGAGTACAGTCAAAAGCAGTATCTGGATGTCTTCCTGCCGTATTCTTTCTCTGATCTCGTTTCGTTCTTCTTCCGGCATACCGTACCACTCTTTCCCTGTGTAAACCTCACTAAATCTCCTTTCATTTATCCATCCTCCGACTTCTGTCAGAGTTCT